AGAAGATGACGTACTGCTTATCGACAGTGTTTCCTCTGACTTAGATGTTTTTGATGAAGTCTCTTGGGGTATCGACCTTGAAAAAGTTGAGAGCCTTCTTTGCAGGCTGCAGCCCAGGGAGAGGTATGTTGTCGAGTGCTCCCTTGGCCTTGGTACGGAACCCCCAATGACGTTCCAGGCAATCTCAAAAGAGCTTGGGATTTCGCGGGAACGTACGCGCAACATTTTTCACAGCTCTGTCCGCAAGATGCGGATTTACTTTCGCACGGTTGATCGAATCTGATGGCAGCACGCGTTAATTACCCTGTCCCGCCTTGCCCTAAGTGCGGTTGGGAGACCAATCGCGTTAAAAACACGTACTACAGCGAAGATGGTCGCATTGTGCGGTACAGAGAATGCGACGACTGCCAATGGCGTTGGTGGACTTGTCAGTACCCAGAGCTGAGTATTGACATGGGTAAATTCCGCATTCAAATTCCTACTTGGCGCGATCCACATAGAAGCCGTAAGCAAGTCAAGATTATTCCTGTGAGGAAACCTGATTAGCCATTAACGTCTGGGCATGGATGATTCATTGTTCCAGGTAAAACGATTGCCCAATGGGTGGTATCGAGTTTGTTCACCTAGCGGTGCGATATGCCTTGAGGAGTTTTGTGAATTGCGTGCTTACTCCGTAGGGAGAACGTTGTATCACTGTTCGAGCCACTCGGATATGCGAGCCTCGCGTGCCTCTGTCCAAAACTCTTGACCCACGAACCACTGCTTCCAATCGTGGCCTGACTTCCGGCTGTTGCAGGAGAAACAACAGCCCACCAAATTCTTTTGTTCGGTTAGGCCGCCTTTCCATTTCGGAATGACGTGATCGAGGGTGGCGTTCTTGCCGAGTGGTTCGGCGCAGTAAGCGCAGCAATAATTCCACTCGCTAAGAATCTTGTCTCGAAAGCGTATCTTCGCTTTCTTCCTTGGTACTAGCTCTGTTTCGTCAATTTGATGATCCATGCAGTAGCCCTTTTAAGGTCTGCAAGATCAACGTCCCAGCTGTTATTAGTGTAACTGTCTTAACTATTCCTTTATATGCTCGCAGGCTCGTTTATACAAAGCGAGGCGATCTTCGATGCCGTTGTAGCCGCCATTTAGTACACGAGTGACGCGATATACATCAGTGCCTTGGCAAACTGAAGCCCAGTTGTTTTCCTCGATCCAGCAGACCGCTGAGAGAAACGGATACATATTTGCCACGTATTCGGCACCTTTTTGCATCACTGCATCGTCGCGCATCCCGTTACGTTCCAGCCAATCGCTGAAGCGTTGGTAGTTGTAGCGGCCTGTTAGTTGGATGCAGCCGCCGCCGTAGAAAATTTTTCCGTCGCCTGGGCCGTTGCCGAGGTCGGGGCGATTGTCGTACATGCGGGTGAAGTAGTCGTCGTCGCCTAGTTCTTTCATCCAGCGGTAACGGCCTGTTTCGTGTGCTGTCTGTGAAATCAAGTGGCGGCGTTGTTGCACACTGGTCATGCCAGTGCTGTAAATCATCGTGTTCAAGTCGTTCATAAACCTGTCTTCAAACTGGTTTGGTTTCCAGCCTGAAATTGCGGCAACCTGTTCGCGGGTGACGATCCACTCGCCTTCTTTGGGGGCTACGGCATTTGACCAAGTGCGATACCACTGCTGGTCACGATCAAAGCAGTTAGGGCACGCACGCAGAATTTGCGCCTCTAGCTCCATCAAACCAGCTGTTTGGTGCCCCAGCTTTTTGTAATACTTGAACAGGTCAAGCAGTCGGATCGGTGTCTTGCTCATCGAGCCAGTCGTAGCGAATGCTGAGGGGTGGACCCAAACCAGTCGTATCCGTACCAGGGTGGTGCGTCACGATGGTGCGTGGTTTGTCGCCAGGTTGTGCGGCGTGCCAGTCCTCTATCTCGTTATCAAGACGAGGCTTTAGCGTTGCGTGGAACTTGAAGTCCTGCGCGGCTTTTTTGACGTGATCCGTCCAGTGCTTATCACCAAAACGAACCAGCCATTTGCCGTCTTCAGGAATGCCGCTTATCGCTTTGGGAAAACGCGAGTCAGAATTTCGAGCACCACTTGAATGATGCTGTTGCTGCGCAAAGGAGACAAAGCAATGATTTCTGATGCAGCGGCAAGGCCGATTGCGATCATTGCGGTGGTTACGGGGTCCATAGTACTTAAACCGTGAGCTATAGCATTCTAAGGTTAGGGGCCAGTTTCAAGAGCGCGTATCCGTTCTGCATGATTATTTAAGCGTCCGTAGATTTCTTTATTATGGTCTCGCATGTCTGTATGTAGATCATCAATTTTTTCAGAAATGGCTTCCACAGCCATGGACAGGCGTATTACAGCTTCTCTAGCCTCGTTGTTGCGCTTTGATAGGCTGCTGAACGACATTCCGGCAACGCCAATCGAGGCACCTGCCACTGCTGCGGCTATCTCAATCACAGCGGCAAGACTCTCTTAGCCCAGTTTACTGAAGCGGGTCTTTCTTGCCCGCGATTATCGCCACTGCTCGTTTGTAGAAGAACGTATCGGTGCGGCCTTGTTGCTCCATCAACTCCTTTATTTTCTTCCAATTCTCAAGGGTGTGACGATCCATCACTTACCTTGACCGCGATACTTTTTCTTATTGTGTCGAGGCTTGGAATGCTGGCCGTCGCCTTGTGTTGTTTTCTTAGGTTTGCTGGGGATGAAGTTCTGCCCGGTAAGTGACTTAGCCATCAGGATTTCAAGCGATAATCAGAGGATGTGGTGTTGTAATACAACGCACCAGAGGCAACGCCACCAGTGCCTGCTGCTGTGTCGTCAGCGTATTCATCAATGCCGAGCAATGTTCTGATGCTGTCTGAAGCGAGAATTGTGGTTGTAGCGCCGCCCGTGTTCTCGATTGTGTACTCAAATCCGGCAGTAAACATCCGAGCAACAAATTTCCAGTTTGGGGATGAAGTCCAAGCAGACACCACCTCACCAGTTCCGGCGGCAGGATCTCCACTATTCTCCCAAGTACCGTTAAGACCAACCCAAAGTTTTTTTGCGTCTGCGTCGAGCGCAAACATCACTACATCATTTGTGCTTAGTGATGAGACATTTGTAACAGTTGCCCCGCTGTCGTTGAACCATGTTCCGTTGTGATATAAGCCTAACCCGCCCGTATTGCCAGCCCCTGGGAAGCTATTAGTGTTTACAGTAATTCCCAGCATCGTGTCGCTGGTAACAGTTCCCAGCGAAATCTCCCAGTACCACTTGCCGGTGCTTTTCGTTGTAGAGCTGAAAGCCTGGCAGCTTCCATTAGTTGAAGCTGTAGCTGTCAGATCATTGTTGCTGAAAGTGATGTATGAACAGCCTGTATCTGTTGTCCATGTATCGCCCCAAGAGGCAAATCCACTTGGCACTGTGTAGGTACTGCTTGCGCTGGATGAGTAATTAACCCCACCAATTACAGGACCGGCGACCCATTGGCCGTTTTCGTAGATCAGCGCCTCACCGTCTTGAGCAGTAGGTAGTGACGTACCACCACCACCTGAAACAGTGCCCGGTTCCCACTGGCTATTGGCTGCATCCCAAACCAGAGCCTGACCATCAGTGGGTGCAACGGTTGTCGTGTCTACATCACCGAGATCATCGATGGACGCAACACTGCTGCCTTCATCCAGCACATAGATCGTGCCGTTCATGTCGGCATGAGCAGTGCATTGGTAATACAACGTGGATGGAGCGTCCATCCGCACTTCCCACGTCAGCGTGCCGTTGCTGACAGCGTTGTTGGTAATTCCGTCGTTGTAGGCAGTACCGCTGGTGCCTTGCGTGCTCTGGATTTGGAATGGGTGAGCACCCATCGAATTAGTGAACTTATAGGTTTGCCCACGCACCACATACAGATCGGGGTCAGTCTCAGTACCTGCAAAACCGGGGCCAGCAAAAATGTAGTCAGTGGTTCCGTTAGCAGTCAGAGTCCACTCAAGCGCACCGCCACCGGCTTCATCCAAGATGTAAATGTTGCCGCCAGGGCCTGCATCAACCGTTGAGTGGTAATACAGCTCAGACGGTGCATCCATCTGCACCGTCCAAACCAAAGTCTCAGTAGTGGATGAGTCTGGTGCTAGTGCAGGGTTGTTAGTGATGCCGTCGCTATAAGCCGTACCACTCAGGCCAGCAGTTGATTGGATCTGAAAGCCTTTTGTCGTTGATGCGTTCGTGAAGTTGTAAACGGCACCACGAACAAGGTAAATGTCTGGGTTGGTCTCGGTTCCGTCAAAACCGTTACCCGTAAATGTGAAATGAGCATTGGTGCTGTCTTGTGCGACAGTCCAGGCACCGTCTTCCGTGATGCTTGTCCAAATGGCAGGTACACCAGCACCAGCACTGGTCAATACTTGACCGGCTTGGCCGTAATCTGCAGCAAGGTTGCCTCTTACGATCCAGTTGGCGTTAGAAGCGTCACGCTGCTTCAAATAGCCAGTGGTCGTATCTGCCCAATACTGATAGGCGTATGTCGTGGTGGGTTCAACTGCGCCACTACTAACTGTGGCGATTGCTTCCAAGGCGAGGTTTACGTCTGCCCTGAACTGAGCACCATTTTGATTGTCAAGAATGAAATCGTGCTGTGGTGCCATTAGATGCTCTGCAAGTCGCCTTGACCCAGATTTAGGCTAGCAGAATTCAGCGCACCCATCTATTTAGGGGACACAGCTTTTTGGCGTCACCTCCGACCCAGGCTTTGGCTTCCATGTAGCAGCCGCATTTGGAACACCGCTTGCTTTCTTGAATAAATTCAGAACAAGCTTGGCAGGTTGCAAGCCTTTCGGCGTGGGTTTCAGCGGAAGCTTTGCCCGCTCGGATACCTTGCGCTGCTGCCCTTGCCGCACCAGCCACCATTTGACGTGGTGTTGCCTTCACCTTGCGAGGTGATGGTTCTCCGCGTGTGAAACGAGCCATGCCTAGGTCGGGTAATTTGTTGTGGTCGGAGGAATTGAAACGCCTACCACATTTACAAATTCCTGCCCAATGCCTTCGGCTATAAGCTGCACTGGTGCGTTTGGATATACACTTCGCCAATAAACTGAAGGTATTTTCCAGACCCTATAGGCGTAAGTAGACCAAGTTCGAGGTTTGGTTGAAATTGAACCGGAACCGGAAGGGAAGTAATACTCGGATAGAGCAACCCAGCCACTAGGGGAATTTGTAAGATTACCGTTACAGTCATAACCTGTAGTCAAATTAACTTGTATTCCTATCCTTCTGTCTGAGCAGCTTGCGCCGTAAAAAGTACCTACATCTAAAGCCGTAAGCGTTCGCCCGTAAGGACTATTTCTCTCGTAAAGGCTGACATTATTATAAGTACCGGTGAAGCCAGATCCACACTTAGGATTATATGCCTCGAATACTTCAGCGTAAAATGTAAAACAAATTCCTGGATATTCGTCCTGCATGTCGTCAAGCATACGTTCTTCAAATAGTTCTTCCCTTGTTTGTTCGTTGCTAGGTGGAGGAACAGGGTTTTGGTTTGGATTGGGGTCTCCAAAGCCTTGTGCAAAAGCACCTTCACTAACCAACTCTTCATCATCTTTTTCTATATTTACAGACAACACAATCGAACCAGTTACAATTTCGCCGTAAACAAGAGGCACTGGTACGCCTTCCCTAGATGTTTGTTGGATGTTGCTAAAGTTGTAACTTCGGTTTGATGGATCTGTTGATTCCGGCTCAACGTTAGGTGTTGGACTAATAAGTTCTGCCACACCTTGCAGCACCAAGCCAATGCCCAATGGCGTCAGAAAAGAGGACGCAAAAGGAAAAAGCAGACCAGCGCCAACTAATGCAACACCAGCCAAAATCGAAGTCAACGGACCACCGCCACCGGCTCCGCAGATTGCTGGGATAATATGTATCTCGTGGTTGTCTCCAACTGGATCGTTCAGTTCGTCTTTGGATATAGCGCGACCATTCATGACAACGCGGTAGTGTCGCCCGCGCATGTGACTTACAAGTTGCGGAAAATTAGACAGCAAGCAGCGCATCACTTCTGATGCTGAATTCAGTCCAATCGCACTGAATGAACGTCGTCCTAGAGCTTTGGCTAATGGCCCGTAGAACCTAACCGTTCTTTGAGGCTGGCACTGAATAGCCGTCATTCTTCCTTACCAATGCCAACAGCTGTGTAGGTAAACGTCTGGTTTGTGGTCACGGTGCCACTAAAAACAATTAAGAAGCCAAACGGCGTAATAGTAGTAATCGAGTATGTAACACCTGCCGGAAGAGCTGCGTCTGGTGTTGCTTGCACTAACGGTGGCTGGTAAAACGCATCAGCGAAAGTCACTGTGATTGACCCTGACGTTCCACCCGTCACACTTTGAATCTCAGTCCGTTGTAGCAAAGAAACATTTACCCCTAGCTCAGTAACTGCAACGTTTTCAGCTGCGTTTGTCGTTGATAGGTCGGCTCGAAAAGCAAAGCCACGGCCTGTCAATGTGTTTGCTTGTACTGGAGTCCATTCGCCCCAAGTAGGCGAAGCGGATGTTGGGTCGTCGTCTGTAGCTCTTACCAGAATTTGAACATTGGTTGCATCAGGTTCACCCAGGTCAATGAACCCCCAAGAGTCAATCAACTCTGTTTGGTCATCAATCAACTGACTTTCGTAAAAAGACGTTGTTCGCAGGTGACGAGTAAATGTAGGAGCAAATACCGTGCCAAGGTCCACCACGCTGTTGAATATATAGGTTCCATAAGCTTCCACCGCTGGGTCAGTTAAAACCAAACCGCCTTGAGTCGAAGAATACTGGGTATCGGTAAACAGACCGTTGAATCCAGGGTCTTGTCGGTTTGTCGAAATTACAGTCGCTACCGAACCACTCGGCACTGTGAATGCTGCAGTGGCGGATGTCTCAGACAAGACCCCCGCTGAACTTTCAAATCGAGCCAGATAGACACCCGTGAGTGCTGGGACAATGGCTTGCGTGAAGAACGATGAGACCTCCGAAATAGAGATTGATGATGCCCAGTCAGGATTTGACGTGTCTTGTGTGTGGCGGATTTTGACAAGACCATTTCCAGCAACATTGCTGCCGGTCGGCTCGTCCCATTGCAAAATTGCTTGACCTTGAGACGAACCAGCCACAGTAAAGTTTGTGACCGCTTCTGTAGGAGTAAGAACACCTTGGAACGACTTGGTTAGCTGCGCTGCTGTTGGCGAGAACGTTCTGTTGACGCCTTGAGAGAACACTTCAAATTCGTATACCCCTGGCGTCAGGCCGTAAATGTCGATGTCAGTTGAACTTGTGTTGCGTTCGCTCCAGTTGCCGTCTTCAGGCCGCCAACGCGCCAAGTAACTAACCGTTGTCTCCGTACCAGACCAAGTGAGCAACACGCGAGATTGCTGCGTGCCGTTGGCATCGGTGTATGGCACTTCTACTGCCGTCAAGTTTGTTGGTGTCTCTGGTGGATCACTAATCAGTGACGGATCTTCAGGTTTCTCCAGTTGAAGCCCCTGCTCAACGGCGTCAAATTTGTTGGGGTTGTACGAGACACCTGTAATCTCGTACTCAATCGCATCAACCTCTGTAACACCTAAAACGCGCCAAAGCGTTGTCTTAGCTGTGTCTGTTTGAATTGCCCAGACTGTATTTACGTTCGGCGTTTGGCTAAACGATCCACTCACATTGACAGTGTTGCCGCTAACTGACGCAATGCCCAGTGTCTCTAATGTGCCATCAGGCAGCACGACGCTGAGCTTTGCATTGTCGGAAGCGGTCAATGATGTCTCGCTTTCATTGTCAACTTGAATGCTGCTCGTTGTGGCTGACAACACGCGACCACCACGCCGCAACCCAGCTTTCACAGGATCGCTAACTTCAATTACTTGGCCTGGCCTGACTACCACGCCAGCATCAACACTGGTGCGGAACGTGATTACCTCTGCCTCGTTGTTTTCGGTGTAAATCAGCCACTCGCCAACGCGCTTAGCCTGCCCCCTCGAAGTGCAGCCAAATGCTTCGACTTGGCGTTTGATTACGCCATACTTTTCGATTGATGTCGGGTCTTCGGCAATTTCATAGCCAACATCTCGTTGCGTCATATCGAAATAACGCACCAAGGCCACATTTGCTTTTGTTTTCTGGCTGCTGTTCTGGTAATTAAAACCATCAGCAGTTACGTTGCTGAGGTTGAACAAATAAGAAGCGTCTTGCGGTCGGTCTTGCGCGATAACGACTGAGCCCATTGTCCAGAAGGGCATGGCTCGAAACACCGAAGCCAAGTCATTGATCAACTTGTATGCTTCGTCAATTCTTTGGATGTTGACGTTGCAAAGAAAGCGCGGCTCTTGACCTCCGAAGCCGTCTGGCACCAAAGCGTTTGCATATTGACTTGCGCTAAAGAAAGACCAACGATCTAGGGTGTCGTAAGTGATGTGATCACCAAATCCGTAGCGCGTAGAGGTAAGTAAATCCCAAAGTATCCACGCTGGGTCGGCGCACCACTGCGCTTGCTGAAACGTGCCATCCCAAGTGCCCTCATAGGTAAGACGCCCATTTTCTTCATCTACCGTGGCGTTACTTGGAATAGCGACTTTGATTCCTCGAACCCGATAGGCGCGACTAGGAATTGAATTAAACTGCTCTGCAGAAAACTTAATGCCAACCAGAGCTGAGTTTGGATACGTCAGCGTTTCTTTGATAATTTCGGTATAACTTGTCCAGATAAGTTCGTTGCTAAGTTTTGTGCTGTTAGAGTCGTCAGTAACCCGTGTAACTCGAATTTGAACGGGGAACCCGGCTGGATCTTTGTTTAAATTGAAGACGTAATTTTTTGTATAAGGATCAAGAGTCCTGCCTGAAATCTTTTTTTCGTCAAGTTCTATAAAGTTGTTTCCATTGGCATACTGAACTGAAAAGCGAAACTTTATTTTTGTCCCTTTAATGTCACCATCGTCTTCAATCTTTTCGAGACGAGGAACAGTCATTGTGAAACGAACAGCGTCAACGTTCGTATCCGTGATCTCCCTAGTTAATGGTCCTACCTGCTTGGTGACTTTTTGATTGACTGGGAAGATTTGATCAACTGTGTCGGCAAAGCTGATGGGCTCCTGGCCTTGCCAACCCAGGCGTGTTTCAGCCTCAACCTCTCGATAATTAAAGTTGCCGTTTTCGTTTTGAACTGGAACGTTGTTTAAATAAACACCTTTGAAGTCCCCAACAATACCTTCAATTTCCCCTTCGCTAATCAAGTCGATAATTGACGCTGTTTGCGTTGAATTGAGGTTATCTTTTTTCTCCTTGGGCCTGCTGCCACTGCCGCCTCCTTTGCCGCCCGCACCAACAATGACTGGACTGCGCTTTTCGGAATCAGGCATACCCGTCACGGAAGGCAATGAGGACATTTTAGCTTCACTGTATTGGTTTATCTGCTAAGCCTTGTGGCGATACCGTTTAAGAGAGCTGGGGGTCAGGAAGCGGACCGCCAAATCGACTGTGCTCATAAACAAGCGTGTCTGGAACGTCGCTATAGCCCCCACTCTTTTGTCTATGCCAAATCCTCATCCCTATAGGCTCCAAGCCTGCTGTGTACCTAAAACCAGCTCCCACCGAGTACTGCGTATTATCTTGGACATAGCCAAAAAACGGCTGATAACAACCGCCAGCATCTAAAACTGTGAAATCGGCATTTCCACCCCTTACTTCCATGTTGTAACAATTAGGAGGGTCTATATACTGTGGATTTGTAGGTAACGTAGCTGTAGAGAATGGTCTATGTTGGGGATATTGGGTAGCATTAGTAAATACTTTTGGATTTGGAGGGGGATTAAAGTAATCGCAATCCTCTGCGTCCCATTCAAGGTAAACTTCAATATAGTAATACCAACATATCCCTGGATAAAGATCGTTGTAATAACCTCCAACGATGTCTTCCGGTGTTGGGCCAACTGGGCCAACTGGTTCCTCGGTAAACGTATTTTTAAGCTCTTCATCGTCCCTCTCGATATTTACAGACAGTACAATCGAACCAGTCACTATATCGCCGTAAACCAGTGGTACTGGTGGGCCTTCTCTTGATGTTTGTTGAATTCCGCTGAAGTTATAGCTTTGAGCTGCATCTGTACTTTCTTCCCTGTCAAGAGGTGTGGGTGTCAACAAATTTGCAACACCCGTCAAGGTTAAACCAATACCTAACGGCACTAAAAAAGGTGCAGTAAAAGGCACCAATAGGCCAATGCCGATTAAAGCTATGCCGGTAAGAATTTGAAACCCGCCGTTACCGCCAGCACCGCTGATTGCTGGGATAATGTGTATTTCTTCAGCTTGCCCTATCGGTAGTTTTAGGTCGTCTTCACTTAAAGCTCTATTTGCCACTTTTACTTTAAAAAAGCGTCCCTTTAAATACCCTTCAATTTGCGGAAAATTTGCCAGCAGAAAACGCATGGCTTCTGAAACACTTGAAACAACAGCTCGCAGTTTTCGGCAACCAATAATCTTCGCTAACGCTCCATACAAACGAATCGTTCGCAACCTTGGCTTGACAAGTGCTGTTGTGGTCATCGTTTAAAGTCTGGGTGCCTGACTACAAGGCCAGTTGCTTTCTGCAACCAACCGCCATAAATGTCCCGTGATGACAAGCGACGGCGAGCATGATGCAACAGCAGCTGATCACCGATGTAAACGCCAACATGGTTCAGTTTATTTGAACCGATCGCCATCAACACGCCATCACCATACTGAATATCTTCCCGTCGTACTTTGTAAAACCCTGCAGACTCAAAGCTGCTTTCAAACAGCGGTTCCTTTTCAAACAGCTCAGGTGTCGCAGGACGATTGAAGTCGCGCACCCGAAGCCCATTTTCCAGATACCAGTCACGAACCAATGTCCAACAGTCAGATACGTTCCACTGCCAGCTTCTTCCGATCAATGGAGCTTTGTAGCCCGTGGGGTGGATCGCATCGCTCCATTCTCCGGTCTGTGTGCTGACGATGTACCAAGGCAGTTCAGTTGCCTCTAATGACACCAAATCAGCCTGGCTGGGCACTGGTTTGGTCGTGGGATGACTGTGAACAACGGCAATGATTTCACCCGCATCATCAGCCTTGGCATAGTCATCTGGGCTCAAGTAAAACTGCTCCAGCTCTTTCGTCAGGTTCTCGCAGGGCCAATAGCGTTCGCGTCCCTTGATTACCACCACCAAGCCACAAGCCTCATGCGGATACTCCGCTTTGGCGTGCTCTAGTGCCTTGGCTTTCCAATCAAATGTCATCGGAATTGACCCAATCCTGGGAACGCCCCATAGGGTAGTTCTGTTCTGCCAAACCTAACCCGACAACTACTGAGACGCTTCCCACATACATCTTCAGCCTCAGAATCGACTTCTTCGTTGGCAGCGTTGTAGTAGTCAGTCCCGGTCCAGCTGCATTCAGCAGAGCGGTACTCCCACTGGCACAGATTGCGAAGGCATTGACGCTTAGGTGCGCGGACGCCTGCGATGTCAAAAATCGCAGCTAGCTCAAATTCAACGACCTCGCGGTTTTCGGCAGATTTGCGGTCAACGTAGTAAATCTCTTGCGGAAACTCAGCTGTGGGATCTGGAGTGCCGTAAGGGTTGGTGTCGTTCTCAAAGTTCACTGCATCGAGAAAACGCGCCAGAGTCCTAATGCGTATGACCTTTGCACCACCTAAACCGTTTGGCAATCCAGCCAAAATCGTGGTAACTGTGCTCAGCACGTTGCTCACCCTGAAACGCGGTCTTGGTAACTCGCCCCTGCCGCTGTATTCAAAGCCTTCGACTACGACAGGAAAACGCGTATAAGCTTGTCCGTCCCAGACAACATCGCCTGTCTGGTCAGCATTGATGCCTGCATGGAAGTAATAAGTCTGCTCTACACCGTGCTGCTCAGTGTTTAGCTGCAGCTGGTACAGCTCAATTACCGCTCCAGGAGTGACGGACTGTAGTTCGGAATGAGGTACTGCCATCAGACTTCAAAGACTTGACGGAAGGTTGCACTGATTCTGGCGCGATGAGGGTTGTAAATCTCGCGTGTCCATGACTCGCACACCCATTTGTACGACTGTGTTTCGTACGGTGGCGTCCAGTCAAATGAAGCTGAATCATCAGCGCGAGCATCTAAAAATGCCGCGATTACGTTTGCGTCCTCTGTGGTTTGGTCAAATGTCAAAGACCACTGCTTTGGGTTTTGGTTTAAGCCAAACGTGATTCGATGCTCGTAACCGTCACCAAACTGCACGGTTCTGGTGTTTGGGTTGCTTACTTTTGACGCCGTGTAAACCGGCTCGTAGTCAGGAAACGTAGCCATGATCAGCGAGAAGAGTGCAGCACACCGCCAGGACGTTGCTGTTTCACCAGCTCAGCTTGGACTGCGCGGGAGATAGCAGCACCAAGCTGCCTTGATTGGTCGCTGTTGCCCGACACCTCTGTACCTTTCGCGTCCACATTAACTGTAACTGTATTGCTCGATCCACCCAACTGATCGTTGGGGATGATGGTGCCTGACCTGTTGGGGACAAACAGCTCTGGTCCGCGCTCACCAACCAACGAAGCCTTGCCGACCGGCGGACGACCGCCATCGGCGTACTGCCCGCCAAAGAGGCTGCCAAAAATACTGCCAAGACCGCCACCACCTGTACCAGTGGCTCCACGGAAAGCAGCAAGCACTCTTTCGTTAATAATCATTGCTACCTGTTCTGCAATGATCTTGGCTGCCATGTTGATATACGCTTCTCCGATTTGCCTAAAGGTGTCAGCTACCACTTCCTGGGCCGACTTACTTCCATTTATCGTCGAAGTAAACAACTCGGTAAACCCAGCAGTTAAACCGTCAACGACTGGCTGTAGTTTTTCAAGTGCTTGTTGCTGCCTTAAAATTTGACGTTCCAGCTCTTGACGATTTAGTATCTCAGTATTTAGCTGCTCGTTTACTACTTGTTGTTGCTGTATTTCTCTATCTATAGCTGCTACATCTGCTCCTTCTCGCGTCTTTTGGGCTTCTAAAGTGGCGATCTGCTGTGCTTGCTGGACTGCTAAGGCTTGCCGCTCGTTAAGTTGGTCTAAAAGTTGTATTTGCCGCTCATAGGTATCTCCCCCAAAAGGACTGGCTAGCTGAAGCTGAGCACGTGTAGTAGCCCCCTGAGCTTGTGCGATCTGTAGTCGTTGTTGGGTTGATGTTACAAGTGTTGCAAGATCTTGTTCTGCTTTTAATCGCTTTTCTAGTAACTCTAGTTGGTTAATTTGAAGATCTCGTTGCGCACGCAGTTGTGCAATCTGCGCTCTTAAAGTAGCTTCTTGTATAGCTCGTTGTTCTGCAACTAACGTGGTATCTTGCTGAACATTTTGTATTTTGGCTTCTAGTACATCTATGTCGGCTGCGGTTTTTTGAACAATAGCTTCTACTTGTTTAGGTATCCTTTGAAGAGCACTTAAACTTAAATTTTCGGTGTTTGATTTTATTTGAGCGGTCTGGGCTTCTATAGCACTTTTTCTTGCTTGTGCTTCGTTCAATGCTGCAACACGCTCCGTTATTGATCTTTCAGCCGCTGCAGCCCGATCAGCTGCAATCTGCTTTCTCTTTTCTAACGTAATAAGTATCTCGTTCTTTAAAAGCTCTTTCTTTGCTGCATTACGCTCATTGTCATAACGAAGCTGAAGTTTGATTAGGTCAAGAGAATTCTTTTGTAGGTCTACAAAAAACTGCAGCTCGGCACGTTGCGAAGCAGTTATTTTGTTACTTTGCTGTTTAATAGATGTTATTTGTTTTTCTAGGAATATGTTACGACTTAAAATTTCATTTCTAGCCTCTTCGGCTCTTTTTACCGCAAGAGTTGCGTCTACGGACCCTTGAACAGCATCTGCTGCGCTAAAACCAGAAACAGAAGCAGTACCTCTTTGTATGTTAGTACCCACAAAACCGCTAATAATTTGAGTTATTCTGTTTAATACTGGAACAAGCTGAGTTGCAAGAGCGGTAAATACAAGTTGTAAATCTTTAACTGCGTTGTCTAGCTCAGCAGTTTCGTTTTTAAACTTATCGGCATCAACACCAAAAGTGGCTAATTCAGCGTTAAGTAGTTCTGTAGCAGTTGCAGCGGCGACTTCTTCTAAACCTAAAGCTTGTAGCTGTGTAATTAAACCTCTAGTAGCCGCACCAGTAGTACCTAAAGCGTCAACTAAGGCGTCTATGTTTTCAGTTGGATCGCGTAATGCACGTCCCAGGTCTCTGGCTTTTTCTACAAAAGTATCAACCGCTGAGCCCAAAGCTGAACCGACGATACCCCCAGCAAAACCAGCACCTTGCCCAACAAGGCCACCGGCAAAACCACCGAGCGCACCACCCGCTGCGCTAAAGTTTGCTCCGCCGAACAGTAGTGGGAAGCCGCCGCCCAGTGCTGCACTCTGAAGCGCAGTGCCTACACGGCCTGCTCGTCCCTTAGTGCGGCCCTCAATAAACCTTTCAGTTTTGCTGAGTTCTGTATTTAATCGCCGCAGCTCATCGGCAAGTTCCTTGAACTCTCGTGTGCCTCGTTTAGTTTGATTAAACGCAGCTTCCTTAGCTGCAATGTCTTCGCGTAACGCAGCAATCGAGCCAGGTGTGGCCCTTGTTGTTGCTTTTTGGAATTGTAGTTGAGCATCTTCAAGTTTTTTATTTAAGTTTGCAATAGTGTCTTCCAGTACACGAAAACGGTCACTTCCTATTTCAGCTGTCTCTAGAAGTTCTCTAAAATAACCAATTCCTTGGCGCAGGCCACGAAGAGTATTAGGGTCAAACGCAAACCCTCTGCCTTGCGGACCTTGGGGGTCTCGTCCTTGAGGAAGCCTGGGTGCGTTTGGGGGAGTTCCTGGAGGAATTCGGCCTCCACCACCCGCACCACCGATACCGCCTAACAAACCCTTTATCTCTAAAATTCTTACCTTTACTAGATCTAAACCGTCCAATATGGGCCGCGTAAAGTCCCCGCGCCCTTCCAATAAATTTCTTGTTTCTAGTACGCTTACGCGAACTAAGTTCAACCCGTCTAACAAAGGTTGCGTGGAGCCCCGGTCAAAAACTCGTACAAACTCAACACGAAGAGAGACTAAACCTCTCTCCATCTGTTGGAACTGTTTTATAGCTTGACTTTGTGCTTTTATTATCGGCGCAAAAGGTACTCTTCCTATGTCTCCAACAGCAGCAGCTGCCGTAATAGCTCGTTTACTAAATTCACCTAAACCAGCGTTAGCTGCTTTTAGGTAAGCAATAACTGTTTGAAGAGACTGGGGCAGTTTTGATAAAGCTGCGCTTTCTATACGCTCCAGTGCTTGGTATAGACGTGCGGCTTGGCGCTCGGCTTCTTGGATGCCGCTAACTTTTACTTCTACCTTCCTTGTAGCAGAATTAAGACGGTTTACAGCGTCCTCAACTTTGTTGAGCTTTTTTAGAGCGTCCCTATTATCTCCAGTTACTACAATCCGTACGTTCTCTTCCACCGATTAGTACGCAGAGAATCTTTTTCCAGTCTATCGGCGTCGTTTTGCTTTTTCCATTGCTTTTTCTTGGTCGTCATTGAGCACCTTGAAATAGGCGCTCCATCCGATGAGTTCTTCTGGGGTCATGGTGGCGCGAACCTCCGACAAGCTCATGCCCAGTTCCTTGGCAACGCCAAACTGCAGCATGAGCCAGTTGTCTTTGCGAAGTTCTGCGCTTAGGAGTTTGGGTCCATATCAGCGGACTCGTCATCGGTAAGAATTGCCAACATCAGTGCTTGAAGGTCTGCGTCTTTGACTTCGTTTTTCAACACGTCAATTTCGCCTGCGCTAAACAACTTTTGACCGTTTTCATCGGTTCCCTTAGCGATCAAAAGTTGTAGTGCAAAAGCGTTGGCGTCATTGGATTTGGCGTTGCGTTGGGCACGCTCGCGCTCAGCCATCGTCAGCGGCGTTACGTACATCTCAAAAATCGTTCCATCCGACAACTCAACTTCCTTCTTGGTTGGTTCGAGGTTGGCTGCTTTACGAAGCTTGTCGATTGCACGCAGATTGCTGGCGGGCATTTGAATTACAGATGTATGCGTCTAATGTAGCGGATTAGGCATGAAAAAACCCCGGCGGATAACCGGGGTTAGCACCCTTACTCGGATTCTAAGTTATCAGGACTTAGCGAAGTCGAAAGTCGGGGTGGTGGTTGGGCGGAAGTTGATGTCCACAGCCTGAGCGTCATCAGGGTTGATCGCCAGGTTTGCGGAAGTCAGGTTGGCTTCAAACTCGATGGAACGGCTCAAGGTGTCGTTCAACGTGCCACCGCTAAACACTTGGTCGGTGTAGAGCTTGAACTTTGCGCCGGTCTGAATACGCAGCACCACGTCTTCCACCATCCGGTTGCCCAGGGTGTCGTCGGTGTCGGTGAAGTACACCGTTGCGCTGCCCGAACCATCCGCAAAACCTGCGATGAAGGTACGGAAGGGAACGTACTGACCGGGAGCAGCGCCAATGGTCGTAACGTCGATTTCGTCACGAGTGATCTCAAAGCTCCACTCACGCACTTGGCCCACAGCCGAAAAAGCTGAATACTCGACTTGGAACTTGTTGGGGGCCGCAACAGTGCCGGTGTCGCTAATAGTGATGGCCGAACCACCGGAAGTAGCAGACACCTGCATCACACCCGTGGTGTTGACGTAAGAGATGACGTAGTAAACCGTGCCAGCCACAATGCCAGAGGGCAGGGTGCCGGTTCCGGTGCTGCCGTCAGTGGTGTCAACAACACTGAAAACAACAGGGTCGCCAACCTTAAAGTTCAGGAAAGGCGCGACGGTGATGGTGTCCCCAGTGGTGTCAATACCAGTGGAGTCGCACTGGCCCAGGGTGCCAGCAGGCTTGTAATACAGGGCACCCGAGGTGCCGGACAGAACGGTGGCGGCCATTGGCGTACCGAAGAATGTGGTTTTCTGCGGGCACTGCCCGGCTTTTTATAGGATAGCCCTTTTATTAACTGAGCACAGTTGCTCTGTAGCCTGTGTCAATGCGGCTCATAAAATGAGGCGATGTTTCGTCAGACATAAATGACGGACCATCGATTTGACCGACGCGGAAAAATACACCGCTATCTGTTTTTGCCGTTTCGTTGATTGTTTCAAGCACGCCAACGGCTGTACTTATCAGCGTTTGGTTTCGTGCTGGGCCACGGCCTTTTTCGGTAAATACACGTATTACAATCGCACCACGGGCAAAATCGACACTGCTGGTCAGCGTCGGTTCATTTGTAACACCAAAAGTTACGTTGACACGGACGTACTCGGTAGTGGTGTTGGGTGGTACGGCGGTGATGTTGTCAAAGTAAACCGGAACCGATGGCGTCAAATTGTTAAACGCCGTCAGCAAGGGGTTTTCAATAGCGGCGCGAATAGCTTGGTAATTCATGGTTATCGTCCTCCAAAGAAAAATCTGATGCCTTTTTCTGCAGCTCGTTGTGTACCACCGCCGTTTAAATAGTTTGGAAGCCAGTCCAAGGGTGCAGTTGATATATTCATGCCTTCTCCTCCTAGATCACCACGAAAACCAACCCCAGCATCACTTGTATTTCGCTTACCTCTAGTGGCTACTCCTTTAGGCCCTTCTTCTTTGGGCCAAAACTTACCAGGAATAAGGTCGGCTGCATAAGCAAGGTACGGAGTGTCATTTCTAATCTCTACTTTTATTGGTGTTGCTTCTGTTGATTTAATGTCACTTTTTAAAGCCGGTACTGATCTTTTAGCTGTGGAGTACGGGTAACTGGTTTTTCTGCCTATTGCCTGTTTGCCTCTACCGCTAAACGTGTCAGCCGTCCATGCGTTTTTAAGTCTGCCGCTCCACTCAGGGCCTGCCTCTGCCAAATCGTTCATTATTTGCACTGCAGTTTCTCTTACTGCTCGTTGCGTGCGTTCGCGGATTTCCCGTGGTGAATTGAATTTACGTGCCATTACTGGGGCCTCGCAATGATGGTGTGCAGAATTGGGTCGTCGCCGCGTTTTGTGTTGATGTCGATCAGCTTAGCTTCGCGGGTTTCGCCTGCTTCCGTATAACGGATGCGGTCGGCTTGCATCGGGTAGTAGTCACCCAGCTCTGATGCGCCAAAAATAACCTTTAAATCAGTGGTTTGATACAAACCGTCATATTCACTGGGGTTGACGTTGAGGATGACTGCCTTCACCGTCACCGTGGTCTCAACACTCACCACCGTTCCAGTGCTTGGGTCGTAAACCGATGGCAGTCCGGTTTTGACGTAGGTGATGTCCCGGCCCCAATCTCTAAGGATGGTGGTTGGAATGCTGCCGAATACGTCGTCAATTAGCGCCATGTCAGCCTCGTTCCAGGGTTACGGCGTAGTTGGTTGCGCCGGATTTCATGTAGGGGCCGAGGAATGATTCAAGCCAAGGGTAAATGTCGAGGATGTTGTTGATGACGCCGGGGGTTTGGCTACTGTCCTTGTACTTGACCTTGAGGTCGCCAAGCTCGACTGCCTCGTAAGTGCCCTGCGTTCCAGTGGTGCCTACAAGGGCTTCACCGTTGTGAAGGAGCACATGGGCAAGTTCAAAGGTGGCGTTTTTGACTTGCTGGGGGATGTAGGTGCAGTCGATCTCTACGCCGTCAACTTTGTAGTCTTTGCGCGGCCACTTCAGTGCTTGGGTCGTGCTGCAGCGCGTTCCGTAATAGTCAAAGTTGTCTAGATACCGTGTTGCAGTAATGATTCCACGGTTTTTGTGATCATCCGACCCACTCCAATGCTCATCGTGTGGGGTCGTCAGGAAATATGCGTCGGCTTCGGCCAGCGTTACATAGCTGTTGGCTGATGCTCCCTGAAGAGTGGCGTCGATTGTTGCAGCCACGATTTAATACCACTTTCTTTTGAGTTTAGCTCTACTACGTCGTGCTGGTTTAGGTAAGACGCAAGCGTGGTAAACCGTTCCACCGTTTAGTTCAATTTGCGCTTGGGTTTCGTTAAGGGTGTTGGCTGGAATGTCCATAAAGCTTTTTGTACTATCCTGAGTAATGAAAAGCCGCACTAAATCCATGCCGGTCCGTAAAAGTGAGTCCTCTGGTACTAGCGTAAGAAAAACAGAGGCTCCCAAGGCGGAAAAGCCACGTAAGTTTGCTGATGTTGTTAAAGAAATTCAGAAGCTGCGGAAGCGCGGTAAAACCGTTCCAGAGATTGCCAGCGAGCTGAAAATCAGCTATGTCGTTACGAATCAGGTGGTTCTGCGGTCTTACAAAATGACTGTGCGTAGCGAAGAGGTGTTTAATTGGCAGGAGAAGAAACGATTGGGCCTCGTTTGAGGCAATAAAAAAGCCCCCTTTCGGGGGCCGGTCGTCCAATACCGAGTGGAGCTTATCAGGAATAAGCGGTGGTGTCGAACGGGGTGTTGACCAGAAGGCGCACGATGGGCACCATCTTGGTGGTTGCAAACACAAGGTTCCAGCTGCCGGTGTTAGCCAGGTTGCCGGTGGTTGCAGCGTTGGTGGGGTTGTCGCCAGCGGCGGCCCATTTGGTGCCGGTGATGTGGAAGCCGTAGTGGTAATCCACAGCCAGCACGTCCTGCATGGACAGGATGTTGCGGTCGGCGGCGAGGCGCAGATCCTGTTGGATGCCCTCAGACACGACACCAGACTTGAACATGTAGACGGGGTACTTAACCACGTGGGTTGCCGTACCACCGGCCAGATAGCTCAGTTGGTCGTCGATGACGACGCGCATTCCGGCGAAGGTTGCGACTTGAGGGTCGCCAACGCCGACGCCACCACCGCCCCAGGTCACTGCGCCAGCAGCGGCGAGTGCTGAGGTGCTGAAGGTCAGCATTCCGATCTGTTGCAGGTAATAAGCAACAGCGGAGTGCATTGCGATGGTGTCGA